CTGAGAAAGCCGCCGATTTATGCAAAAGTTGACGAGGTGAAGCTGTCTGACGGCACGACCGAAAGAATGCTCGACTGGGGCGCGTATGTGACTAATGCCGAGGAGCGAGGTTATATGGAGTTTGCTTCTGTTGAGGAAGCACGTGAGTATTTTCATTTAAACGAACAATAAAACGATGACTGAAGAACAAAAAAAAGCACAAGTGAAAGCCGACCTGCACAGCGGTGCTGCGAGGGTGGCGGCTAAGGCCAACAGCAAGGCGAAGGAGGCCGCAGGCTGGAGACGCTGGGTATATGCTGCGCTGGCAATCATTGCCGGGGCTGTGGCGTTTTTCACGGCCACCAGCTGCACGGTAACCTATAAACAGACCGCCAGCGGCGACATTGAGCTGAGTACCACCGTGGTGCAGCCCGAGCCTTACCGCAAGTAACGACCATTCAAAAAAAGATTTCCCTAACTACCAACTACCAAAAAAAAGAACTATGAATGGACACAATAAAAAACAAAAAAACTGGTTTGCCGATATGGCGTTTAAGGCGTTGCAGAGTAACCCGGAATGGGCGCAGCGGTTTGAGCGAGATTTTGGCATGAGTGTAGAGAATATGCGCGAAGGGTATATGAAGAGAGACGAGAAGTTCTGCTCGGCCATTAAGAGGCGAGGGGCAGAGCTTGCTGAGCGTATGCCTGAGCAGTTTTCCGGGGTAAAGCGCTATGTGGCGCAGCACGCCGGAGGGGACAATTTTTCCGGCCCGGGTGGGTCGGGAATGCAACAACAAAACACAACTACAAACTAGAAAGGACCTAAAAAAAATGGGATACAATAATGACGGATGCTGCGGTGGCGGCATGGGTTTTCCGTTCATGGGCAACGGCCTGATGGGCGGGTTCGGTTATGAATGGATTATTATGTTGCTGTTCTTCGGCATGTTTGGCTGGGGCGGTGGCGGTTTTGGCTTCGGCGGCTTTGGTGGCCGAGGCTTTGAGCAGGCCACGACCACGGCGGCTGAGACGGCAGCGCTTGTAGGCCAGCAGCAGGTGGCTGACCGCGTGGCGAGCATCAACACGGGGGTGGCTGCCGTAAACGGCATTGCAACCGCTAACGGGGTGCAAATCGAGACGGTTAAAGACCAGAATGCAGCCGGGTTCGCTCGTGTAGATTCTAACTTGTGCCAGCTGGGTAACAATATCGCCCAGCAGTTTAACGCGCAGACGATGAATAATATGCAGAACCACAACAATATTACTGGTCAGCTGACGGATATGCGTTTTGCCCAGCAGCAATGTTGCTGCGATACAAAGCAGCTGATTCAGAGCTCGTTCTGCGACCTGCGCCACCAGATGGCCATGGATAAGTGCGACACGGACGGCAAGATTGCTGCCAGCACGGCCACTATTATAGCTCAGTTGAACAATGACCGCTACGAGCGCATGCAGGAGAAACTGAACGCTGCTAACGAGAAGGTTGCGACCCTGAAGGCCGAGCGCGATAATAGCCAACAGACGCAGACCTTATTGGCGGCTATACAGGCCCCTAAGGCCCCGGCATGGCCTGTGGCTGCAGCTTGGCCGACACCTTGCGGCGGGCCTGCATACCCTTATGGGTGCGCCCCGCAGTGCAACCCTTGTGGGGACGGCGTGCAGCGGGCAGTGAATAATGCGCTGAGCGAGAGAATTGGTGAACTATTGTTCCCGACGACGGCTCCGGCAGCGACGGCTTAAAAGGTTAATGGGTCTGCCCGGTGGTGGTAATGAGCTGCCGGGCGGGCCAAAAAGAAGAAAGGAGAATTTAAGAGAATGAATTACGGACAACAACATTACGGCAACGGCGGCCAAGGTTACGGCGGGCCGATGCACCAGCAGGGCTATGGGCAGGGGATGCCTTATGGCGCGAACGAGCGCGGCCACGGCTGGGGGCAGGGCGGCGGTGGCTATATGGGCCAAGGTGGAGGCTATGAGGGCGTGCAGGCGCAGCGTGGCGGCCATGGCGGGCAGTATGGCGAGCTGTTGTATAGTGCAGAGTTTGCCGAGGCCGTGGAGCGCGTATGCCGTGAAAAAATGAACGGAGTGCTGGCTCAGCAGGGGTATTTTCCCGGCGGCGGCGGTGGCCAAGGAGGCTGGATGCCCGGCATGCAAGGTGGTCAAGGAGATGACCCCTTACAGGCGCGCTATGAGGAGGTGCTCGACGAAATCAGAGACGCTCCTTCCGGAGAACAACATAAGCTTGTTGAGGCGCGCTTCGAGGGTCTTGTGCCTGAGGAGCGAAAGATGCTCATAGCGTCCGAAGCCCCGGAGTGCTCTATCAAGAAGAAGGCTGCTAAGGCCGGGTTGCCTGTGGAGCGGTTTTTGGAGCTGAGGCACGGGCTTAAGTACAAACTCAAACAGAGATAAAATAATATGTGTTCCAGACGAGATGGAGAGAATTTGCTGGGGTATTGGTTCCGCGCGTTCCGCGAGGAGCCGTTGCCTGTTTTGTCATTCGGCACGTTGGTGGCGGTTGTTTTTTTATGGAACGACGCGAAGCATGAGGCCGAGCTTCACCGGGAGTACATGCGTGAGCAGAATACGCTGCAGGTGCAGTGCATCAAGGAGCAGACGACAGCGTTCTCGGAGGTGTCATCGAAGCTTCAGCTTATTGACTCTCGTCTGGAACACTTAGAGCGCGAGCACGAGTTGGCTCGCAAAAATGGCAGGTAAAAATTCACCGAAAAAGAAGTCATGAAAATAGCAATAGATATTGGTCACGCCCGAGGGACTGGTGCCCGGGGTAATGGGTTGCAGGAGCACGAGGTGTGCACGAAGATTGCAGCGGAGCTGGCTGAGCAGTTGCGAGGCTGGGGGATTGACTGCGATGTGCTGGATTTCCCCGGCTTGACGAACGCTGGTGATTTAGCTGAGACGGTGAGGGCGGTTAATGCGGGTGGCTATGGGCTGTGTGTGAGCCTGCACTGCGACTGTGCCCAGCGCGTTGTGGGGTATGAGACAATCCATGACGAGGAAGGCATAGAATACCAGCGCCCTATACTGGAAGATGACCCGCGCGCACGCGGGGCGCATGTGATTTATACGAGTGCGGCGGGTGGCCGCTGCGCGGGGTATGTGGCGAAGCATTTGTGCGCTTTGCTGCCGGGGAGAGCAAACCGGACGGTGAAGCGGGATAATTTGTATGTGCTGAATAATACGCGTTGCCCGGCTGTGCTGGTGGAGTGCGGGTTTTTGACAAACCGGAACGATGCGGATATGTTGAGGAACGGCTTGGGGGCTGTTGCGCGGAGCATAGCCTCTGGGCTGCGTGAATGGGTGCAGCGGGAGGTGTGACATTAGGTGTGACATTTCACAGTTTTTTTACTCAAAAAAATACTTAAAAAATTACTCAAAAGGGGACGGACGCCATGCTGAAAATTGACGCTTTGCAGAAGTACGAGAACGCGCTGTTGGAGAATTTCTCCCCCAGCGTGTTGCGCGAATTGAAGAGGTCTAACTGGAACGGGTTGCTGCGTGAGATCGACCGCTTATATGCAACGATGTATCATGAGTGGGATGCGCTGCAGAAGGACGTGGTTGACCTAGAGGACGCGGTGAAGAGCCTTAACTGGACGGTGAACCCCTACACGCGCGAGGGCGAGGAGCCGGGGGATTTGGCGCGTGAGGTGGCTCAGGTGGTGACCGATGCTCTGTGGGCGCGGGCTGCGCATGAGCCGGGGGCTATAGGGCACACGTTCCCGCAGCTGATAGGCGCGTTGGTACACCACAGGTTGCGCGGGTTTAACGTACACCAAATTGTATGGAAGAAGGCGGGGGATTTGGTGTTCCCGGCCCGGTATATTCAGCTGCCGCCGCAGTTTATGGTATGGGAGACTAAGGCGGGGCAGCCGGACAGGCTGCTGCTAGTGGAGGATGGTATGAGCGCGAACGGCGTGCCGTTCCCCCCGCACCAGTATATTGTGGCGCTTAACCACAACGGGCCTGACCACCCGCTTTATAATGCGACGTTTTACAGCCTTGTTAACTGGTTTGTGGCGTATAAGTTCGGCCTCGGCTGGTTTATGGAGTATGCGCAGAAATATGGCATGCCGAAACAAGTTATTCGCTATGCGAATGAGAAAGACCGCCAGCAAATTGTTGACGATTTGAGCGACGAGACGGTGCTGAATACCGTGCTGATTAAGGAAGGCCAAGGCACGGGCTTTGAGATGCAATACCCGAGCGGGGGCGCGGCGAGCCTGCCGCAGGCGGTGCTGGTGCAGAAGGCTGAGGAGGCTTGCCACAAGGCCATATTGGGCCAAACGCTGACGAGTGACACCAGCGCGAGCGGTGGCAGCTTGGCGCAGGCCAAGGTACACGCTGGGGTGCAGGCGGACGTTGTTATGAAGCTGGCCGAGGCCGTGGCAGATATTTTGAACCAGCAGCTCGTGCCCTCCATTATTCAGGCGAACTATGGCCGCGTGCAGGGCCTGCCTATACCCGAGCTGCGCTGCAAGTTGCCTCAGGCGGTGGCCTCTATTGAGCGCGCGCAATTCCTGAAGACGGCGCTGGAGGTTCCGGGTATGAAGGTACTTAAGAGCGAGGCTTACGAATACTTGAACCTGACGCAGCCGGGGGAAGAGGACGAGGTGTTCGAGGCCCAAGCCACGAACGCGCAGGGCGGGCCGGGCGGCCCGTTTGGCGGTGGCTGCGGTTTCCCGGGCATGGGAGGAGGCGTTGAGCAAGGCGGCGAGGGGTTGCCGGACGGGGATGCGAAAGACGAGGTTGTCATGTCCTCGCGTGGGGTAAAAAAAAACGAGCCTGCGGAGGCATGGCTGGCCCCGCTAAAAAAAAAGCTAGCGGAGGCACGTTCCTCCGGTGCCAGCCTCTCTGAGCTGAGGGAGAAGATAAGAGCTTGGAAGACGGACAGGCGGGCCTTGGCAGACGCTATGGCCCGGAACATCGCGGCGGGGTTTGAGCGCGGTGCTGCGGCGCCACAGGGGCTGAGTATTGGCGAAAAGAAACCTGAAGAGGTGGCCGCTGTTCGTGGCTGCAACCAGCATGAGCACAAGCCTGAGTGTGAGGGCGCAAACGAAAATGAAGGACAAGAAAGCGAAGAGAAAACAATGGTAACGTCCGAACTTGAACTGTTTGACGGTTATCATATTAACCAGTTTGGACACGGAGAGATTAGCGATTTGGAGCAATTGCGTACGTTTTTATTGGGAGAACCTGTTGATGGAATAAACGACAATGCTGTTGATTTAGGCAGTAAAAAAATAGTAGACATTGCAAAAGATATATCTGATTGGTACAAAGAAAAAGGAAATGATGTTATTCACGTTGAAAAAGTCGGTGATGTAATTTTAGACAAACGCGGAATAAAAGATTCTGCTGGACACTTTTTGAAAAATAGCAAAACGACAGCGGAACATAAACAACGTGTTGCTGATGCATTATATTTAGTGCCTTCAGTTTTAAAGAAAGGGAAACTTATTGAATACGGCACGCAAATAAATGATAAAAATATAACTAGTTTTTTATTTGCCGCTCCTGTAAAAGTAGGAAAAAAAGACTGCGTAATGGTTACTCGAGTAAGAAAAACGCCTGAGACATCAGGAAAATTTTATTTGCACGGCGTTAGAGTTATAGCAACGTTGACAAAAAAAGCCCCTGAAAACCGCTTCCGGGACTCTGGTAATGCCAGCATTTCACTCGGGGTTAATTCAGGGGCTTCAGAAAAGTCATTTACAAATGACTCTCGTGACGTTTTTATGATACCAAAGAAAGCGTTAGAAGTCAAGGCTTCTCGTCAAGAAAAGGAAGATACTTTTTATTTAACAAGGCTTGTAGATATGATTTTAACATAATTTTAGCCCCGGTTTACCGGGGCTTTTTTGCACTGTGGGTAAAATCTGCGATAATCTTACGTATTTTCGCGCAAAAGTTCTCGAAAAAGCGACAGAACTTGCTAATCTGCAAGAGGCAATGAGAGAATTGCCAGAGCAAAGCATAGAAAGCAAAAAACCATGAATACGGAAGAGAGAACAGCGATTTTAGCGGGCCGCGATACGTTGCTGATAGACAAGGCGACGGGGGCGATATTGAGTAGCAGCCGGATAGAGTATGACGATGCATACTGGAGCGTTCTCGATGGAGAGATTGGCGTTGAGAACGGGTTGCTTGTGATAGAGTACACGGCAACGAAGCTGATTTTTACAGACCCGAGTCTGGCGCAGGTATGGGGCTGCTGATACGTTTTTTAACCTAAACACCGAAAGGAAACACCATGAATACAACAAAGAAACACGAGACGATACGGGTATTCGTTGAGACGTACCGAAAATATAATGAGTGCCGTTTAGCGGGGCGATGGCTTACTCTAAATGATTATAAGACGCCGCAGGAATTTTGGGCAGCGTGCCGCCGGGTTCACGCGGATGAGCGCGACCCGGAGTTTATGTTTCCGGATTACGAGGTGCCGGATTTTCTTGGGGGGCTTGTAACGGAGAGCTATATAGACACGGAGGCGATATGGGAGTATTTGAGCAAGCCTGTGGAGCCGGAGGATGAGCCGGAGACAAGGGAGTATACAAAGGCTCAATTGAAGGAGTGGAAGGAGGAGTTTATTGAATGGAAGCTTGCTGATGTGGGGGGGTATCACAAAGATGCCGAGGCTAAGAAGAAGCATGATGATTACTGGAGGCCGTATTACCAGAAGAAGTACCTTGCTGCATTAAAGTTGACGGACGGGCGTTTTTATCCTGTTGAGAGGCTGAGCATACAGACGACGTTTTGCTTTGGGGCTGGGTGTAACGGGGTAAGCACGGAGGAGGATTGGGAGGGCGCGGCGAAGGCACAGGAGGCTATACACCAGTTTGACAATTGGCTGAGAGCGAACACGGAGGAGACGGAGAGTGATATACTGGGTTTTTCAGACCCGTATGCGGAAGGGCGAACATGGCGCGACCGAGATCTTAAACCTTTTTGCTGTTATTACGAGAAAGAGTTGAGGCTGTTGTGGCGGTGCGGGCTTGGCAGCAATATGCCTGATGATGGGCATGAGCCGACAGAGGAAGAGAGGTTGGTTATTCTTGCGGGGCTTAAGTTGAAGCTGGCGGATATAACGAAGAGGTGCAAGACTTATTGGAAGCGCTATGGGGCGAGTAAGCTGAATACTTGGACTTATTTGAGCGACTGATTTTTAAGTAAGCGCGCGTGGGGGTTATTTTTTGCCCCCACGCTCTCATATAGACAGTAAGGAAAAAATGCAATACTATATAAGACATGAACGAGGAACAGATACAGGCTGCGAGAGCGGCATTTGCGAGAGACCCGGAGGCTGCCTGTGTGGCCTTGTTGGGGAAGGCCCCGGAGGAAGTTTTTATTGAGGCGTTGCGGGGATGTAACCAGCACAAGCACAAACCGGGTTGCCCGGAGGCGGAGGGAGGGGTAGAAAATAAAGAAAGTGGAGGGACGGGTAAAAATATATTTCTCAAAGGTTGGCAGAATCACCCCATCCGCGAAATAGGCCAACGGCTTGTCGGGAAACAAGCAAAAATGAAGGTTGCAGGAGAGCTTTCTCACGAAACAGTAGGAGAAAGGCTCGCGCACAGCATTGTAGACCACGCCGATGACATATACATAAACAAGGAAGGGAAGCTTGCAATAATTACGGACAGAGGAAGCTGGTATGTTTTTGACGATGATGGAATAGCTGCAGATTTCAAAAGAGATTATTTGTCTTAAAAAAGGATTACTTTTTGCCCCCACGCGAGGCTATTGCGTGGGGGCTTTTTTGTGTGCTAAGCATTAAGCATGCTTAGTATAAAATTATCGGAGAATGGGGGGAAAGCCCCGGAGGCGGTGCCGTATATGCCTGCGGGGCGAAACGTTATCAGCGCGACGGTTGATGGGCGCGTGGGGACGCGCGAGGTAGTGGTAGACCGAGCGGCGTGCGAGCGTTTGCAGGCAGATTTGGAGGAATTGCTGAGGGCGAGCGCAGCGGGTGAGCGGGCGCGGCCGATGCTGATGTTTGACCACCGGGCGGGGGCAGCGGCAGCGAAGCCGCTGGGGTTTGAGTGGGACGAGGAGAGGGGGGTGTTGCTGCGGGTTGAATGGACGCAGGCGGGCCGTGAGGCGGTGGAGGGTGGCAATTATGGCTATATATCCCCGGCGTTTCGACTGAACCCCGACACGGGCCTTGTGACGGGCTTGGGGAAAAGCACTGTGGAGGTGGGGAGCTTGGTGAACGACCCGGCGTTTGAGAGGAACGAATGCATTGCGGCGGCGCGGGCTGAGGAGGTGGGCGAGGAGGAGGTAGTGGCGGCGCGTTTTTTGCCCCCACGGGAGGGTATTGCAGAAAATTCTGCTGGTGTGAAAAATAGAGATGCTGCTGGTGGTTCCGGCGGCTTTAACAACCGAAAAACAGAAAAAATGGACGAGATTAAGACATTGTTGGGCCTGCCGCCGGACGCCGACGAAGCCGCCATTTGTGCCGCCATCAGCTCTTTGAAGCAGAAGGAGAGCGCCGGGGCCGCGCAGTTGGAGCAGGTGCAGGCTGAGAACGAGAAGAGCAAGGCTGCGCTGGAACAGCACAAGAGCGACGCAGCGGACGCGTTTGTTAAGCGCCAGCAGGACGCCGGGAAGATACCCCCGCGTGATGAGGAGCGTTTGCAGGCGGCCCGCCGCTTGTATATGAACGACCCGAAGGGAGCGGAGTTGATTTACGCCGGGATGAAGCGAGCCGACGGTGAGTTTAACACCGACGAGGAGGAGGTGCGCGCGAACAAGGTGCATGAGGATTACGCCGGGATGACCATCGAAGAGATGCTGGAGGCCGGGCTGTAAAAGGGTTTTACAAAAAAACGAAACAGAAACAACTAACAGAGAAAGGATAAAATAAAAAATGCCTGATGCAACATTAACCCTAGTAGATGTGATGCAGCGCCATGGCAGCTCGGCCTCGCCGCTCGACAAGAAAATTGTGGAGGAGGTGATTTACCAAGCTCCCGTGTTTGAGAAGATGCCTGTGAAGGTGCTGAAAGGCACCAATTACAAATATCAGGTGCGCGATTCTATTCCCATGATTGGTCCGCGTCCGTATAACGCAGGTGTGGAGGCTCTTAAGAGCTCTTACCGCACGGATAACGCCGAGTGTTTCCTTTATGACGGGAAGATTCTGGTGGACAAGGGTTTGGCCGATAGTGACCCGGAAGGCCCCAACGCTTTGATGGCTGAGGAGGTACTGGCCCACACGAGGGGCACCATGTTTGGGCTTGAGACGGCCCTGTTCTATGGTGACGCTGTGAGCAAATTTGGCATGCGAGGCCTGCGCAATACTATAGCGGACTACATGACCCGCTCCATCGACCCGGCCAAGAACACCGAGGAGACGCGCGAGGCAGGTGGCAGCACCGTATGGTTTCTGCAAATGCGAGGTGACAAGATGAGCGTGTTGTTTGGAAACAGCCGAACGATTGCCTTTGGCCCGCAGCGCACGCAGGACGTACTGCGCCCGACAGGGGAGGTGGACGACAATGGTAATGAAAAAATAGGCACCATGGAGGCTTATATTCGCCACTGCACGTTCCACGTGGGCTTTGTGCAGCGCTCCATCTTTGCTGCAGGGTGCTTGGTTAACGTGGACAAGGCACACCCGCTGACTGATGAGGCGCTGAGCGACGCGCTTGAGATGTTCCCGGCAGGCGAGAAGCCGACCCATATTGTCATGAACAGCCGCTGCTTAAGCCTGCTTAAAAAGAGCCGCGCCCAGCAGCTGACGTATCGCAAGGGGCAGAGCGGGCAGGTGACGTATGCCGAGACTCCGACGGAGTTTGAGGGCATACCTATTATCGTGACCGACGCATTGCTGGTAGACGAGACGGAGGCTAACATCGCGGCTTTGGGCAAGAAGAAGCACCTCAGCGCGCTGGATTTTATCGACACCACCAACCTTACAAACCCGAACAAGGAGAAGTAAAAAATGAGCTTTAGATACAACAGAATTGACCTCGCTCTGGTCTCCAAAGGGCCGGATGAAGTAATAGAAATTGGCGAAACTGGCGGTGCCCCCTGCACTCACCTTGTGGTGGAGAAGGAGGACGGCGGCAGCGTGACCATTGAGGGTGCAGCTAAGGCTGACGGCGAGTGGGACTACGAACTCACCGTGACCGTGCCCTCCGACGGTTTCTACCGTGAGCGCGTTCCACTGAACATGCCGAAGTATATCCGATTGGCCGCCGAGGGGGCGGTGCTGAGCATCCGAGGCTAAAGGGCGCGAGATAGTGTAGCTTCACCAAAAAAAGGAATAGCGAAACGACCATGCAAGAGGCTTCTCTGCAAGAGGTGACTGTGACACGGCTGCGGGCTGAATTAACGTCCGCAGAGCTTGGTGCCATCCCCCGCACCATTTTTGCGCAGGGCGGGAATACCGAGCAGGTAGACGGGTGGCTTGCAGAGAAGCTGACGCAGGCGTGCGACCGCGTTGTTGCGGCCATAAACAGCTGCAGCAAGAACGTGCCGATAAGGCCGGGTCTTTGCCGTGTGCCAGCCGGGTGCGTGCGCACAGCGCTGGTGTTGGCGAGGCAAGCGGTAATATCCAGCGTGCCTGCCATGGCCGAGACGTTGGAGGGCAGCAGCCGCGCTGCGGAGTACCAAACCGCCACGAGAGAGCTTAGCGAGCTGGCCAGCTGTGCGCTGTTACCGGAGTATGCGCTGAGCGCCGAGGAGGGGCTTTATGGTACAGGCTGCGGCATCACCCTGCTGGGCAAACCTGCCGACAACTTTGTGTGGTAACCCGTGCAGAAAAAATGAAACCGATTTCACACGTGTTCATGGACTGGGTGGTGGAGCGCCTGCGCTCTGCCATACCAGCCGAATGGGCCGAGAAGGTACACCTGCATGACGACCGGGAAACCGACCTTGCGGAGCTTATTTTCCAAAACCTGAACGAGGGGACGGGGTGCTGCGTTGCGGTGTCTTTTCCGCACGTTCGGAAGGAGGGAGACCCCGCGCCGAGTAATACTCAATACCGGGTGCAGGTGGAAGTGGGCATTGTGCACAATGCTGTTTTGCTGCCGGAGCTTAGCTCACACGCGTTAGCCGAGACGTTGTTCCGGGCTTTTGTGGGGGCTGAGTACGAATGCGGCGGGTTTTTGGCTTACGACGTTGGGGCCGACAACCTGAACAGCACGGTAAACGGAGCGAAGCAGACGCATCTTTTTTCAGTGAGCTACACCATCACCATTTAATTCAAAAACGAAACAACCAGAAAGGAAAAATTAGACAATGGCATATTCCGAATTAAACGCCTTCCTGCCGCGCAAAATCGTTGGCAATATGGCAATATACCTCATACCGCAGAGTGCGGTTTATACGCCCGACAACGCCGACAAAACGGCTGCTTTGACGAGCGTGGCCGCCGAGGAGTGGCAGAACGTGGCCCGTTGCCGAACCGCCACATATGAGGTTGCAACAGAGAACGACGAGGAGGACAGCTTCGACGCTGTCACCAAGACCCGAGTGAAGATGGAGAACGCCTCCGTCTCCCAGCGCCGCTGGACGTTTGAGCTGGAACGATACACCGTAGCCTACGATGCTATGTACCAAGGCGTGGCAAACCCGCTGGCCCCTGAGACGCAGGAGCTTCTTTCCGCAGGCGGCGAGGTGCCCATTTACGCCTCCACAAACCCCTACATACCCGTTGGAATGAAGCTGGAAATGTACGACGGAGAGCAGCATTTGCTTAAGACCATGTATATGTACGGGAACGTGCGTTGCGACGGCAACCAGACCTTCGACGGTAAAATTATCCGCCCGACGCTCACTATGGAGGTTGAAGCCAGCCCGCACAACGTACAGAAGAACGAGGCGGCTTTTACTGGCCAAACCCAGAGCGCCTAAAGGTTTCAAACATGGTGTTTGTTTGACACGTGGCGGCTCGGAGAAGATGAAAGTGGGGCTTCTTCGGGCCGCCTTTTTAGTAAAAAAATGGATAGAACCGTCACAATAAGCGACCTTGAGAAGCGCCTGCTGAGCCTGACGCAGAATGCTCTGCCGGACGTGGCCGAGGACACGAAGCAACGGGTGCAGAGATGGTATGCGAAGCTGCCTGCGGACTGGTTCGATAACCCGGAGCCGTTTGAGGACGGAACGCCGCGCCACGCCGGAGCGCGCACGTTTATGCAGCCGCTTAAAAGCAGCTGGCAATGGGAGCTGGACGCTAACGCGTTCTCGGTATTTTTTAAGCACAAGCGCACCGGGGAGGGCAGCACCTCCAACTGGGGGTTGAGGTTGCAGCAGTATGGCAGCAAGGCTTTACCGGGGGGAGTGATTCGCCCGGTGAAAAAGAGGGCCCTGACCATACCCGTGACCGCAGACGCGCGAGGGAAGCGCGTTCGTACCTTCGAGAAGTACTACAATCGGAAGCTTTTTCTTGTGGGGAAAGAAAAAGCGCAGGGGCAAGGCACTTTGGTATGGGAAGACCCCGCAGGGGAACTGCACGCGGCCTATGTACTGAGGCGCTCCTCTAAGGTGCCGAGCCTCCGGCAGCGCCGGGGCCACGACGCCATACCAAACGAGAAAGAAATTGCGAACTGGGCAAAAGAAGCATTTATTAACCGAATTGAATATATCTTGACAAATGGCAACTGACGCAGAAATTAATTTGAAGGTAAACATCCCTCCTCCTTCGGGCGCGGACATAGAAAAGAGGCTGGCCGACATTAAACGTCTTAATGAATTCGCGAGAGATTACTTAAAAGAGACAGAAAAAGGCGAAGGCATAGCAAAAACGGTGCAGTCCATACGTGCCCGAGCCGAAAAGGTCGGTGAAGAGGTCGTGAAAAGATGGGAGGCAGGTTTTGCTGACGGTTTTAAAGAAGTTGTCAAAATTCCGACGGTTCAGAAAGTTTTGGAAAAATGGAACCGCAACGTCGGCGCGGATGTGTCTAAGGCCGAGGCGGATTGGAGGGCCGGAAAAATAAGCGACGAGCAAATGGGGAACCGCCTGCAGCTGCTTGAAGCTCAGCAGGAGGCTACTTATGACAAAGCAAGCTCGCATAAAACGACCGTCGAAAACGTCGAGCAAGACTTGTCTAACAACAGCCGAATGGAGGAATTGCTCGACAAGCACGAGAAGTTTAGTGAGGCCTTGCGCGGAGAGGCAGAAGGATCCCGCGCGTTAGCAGCGACAATGCGAGAAGGAGCAGGCGCGCTGGAGGCAGAGGCAGAGGCGCTGGACTTGTCTATAGCCGGGAACGCGACAAGAAAAACGCAATTGTTGCAGCAGGCAAAGGTTGATAAAGAGCGAGCAAACGCAGCAGAAAAAGCGGCAGAGATTATCGAGTACGAAACGACTGCTATTGTAAAAAACATTGCTTCGGTCGACGATTCAGCTGAAGCTTACGAAAAAGCAAACAAGAAGGTCGACGCTTCGTTGCGAAAAAGTCTCGACCAAAAGAAAAAATTGGAGGAGGTTCTGGCGAAGCAGGCCGTCGACGAAAACAAGCAGATTGAAAATGAGCAAAAGTTTGCAGAGCAACAGGCGCGGAGGGAAGAAAGAGAAGCGAGGTTAGCTGAGGCGGCAGAGAAGAGAGAGGAGAGGGAACGTTACCGCACCGAGCTGTTGGGGAAAAGCAAGCTTGAACTAGCTAAAATTATCTCCGAGCTGAACAAACAGCAGCGTGAGGCTGCTGCCATCGCAAAAGAAACGGGCGATTATAGCGAGGTCGAAAAAATAAAAGGGAAAAAGGCAGAGGCTCGCTCTGCTATGAGGCAAGCCAGCATGCAGGCAAATGTCACAAGAATGATGTTTTTGCAGCAGGCTCAAGCCGCGACGAGGTTAGCTTCTAATTTGGAGAATGTGTCAAAAGGCTTGGGAGGAATAGCAAGTGCAGCTAAAAATGGAGAGCTTAACTTAACGGGTCTGGCTACGTCGGGCCTCGAGTTAAGCATGGCATTTAAAGCAGGACTGGGGCCGATAGCGGCGGTGATGCTCGCTCTGACCGCTGTCCAGAACGTCGTAAATTCGTATGCGAAAGACCAAAAAAAACTTGAAGAGCTAGAGAAAAAGCACTCTGATATAGCGAAAGCGGAAAGCGACGCAATATGGGCAGTAAAACGCGCTAGAGAAGAGGTTGCGAAGCAGAGAGAGAGAGACAATGCGGTTCTGAACCTTAAGGCCGAACACGAAGCTTTAAACCGAACACTGCAAGCAGGGCTTGACCTCATTAACGCACAAACCTCTGCCGAATTGAGAAGGCAGCAGCTTGTTCAGGACGAGGCTCAGTTTCAGAGGACGCTCAAAAAGCACGAGCTTGGACGAGCTTTAGCCGAAGGAAAAATGTCTCAAGAGGAGTATGACCTCGCAATGCTCGCTATGAATGAAAAAGAAACGGCATCTGCGGCAGATGCCTCCGTTAGCGCCGCAAAAACGAAATTTGAGGCAGCTAAAAAAAAGAAAGCGCAGGCTGAGAAACGAGCAAACGAGGCGTCCAGACGCGTGCAGGAATTCGACGGTAGGCACATGAACGTGAGCGAACACGAGGTTGCTACATACACCCAAGAGCTGCAGCTTCTTGAGAAAAAAGAAAAAGAAGCGGAAGAAGAATTGGACGCGATTATTTACGAAGCGAGAAACCAAGGCGTAAGTTTGTCTCTTGGCGCAGAGGGAGTTATGGAGGTGGTGACATTTGGTGCGTATGATAGTAAAGTAAACCGTATAGAGAGACAATTGGCTCGAGCTCAGAAAAATTTAGCGGCTGCGAGAGACGCAAAAGCTAAACACAGGCAGGCGTTTAAAGACAGAGCGGGAACAACGAACGCGAACGAGTATTTGGCCGAGCAAAGGAAAGAAAAAGCACAGCTCGACATATTGACAGGCGAATTAAAAACAGCAAACGCTGAATACGAAGCCGCCAGCAAAGAGCAACAAACAACAGAACGCGATTTGGCTATAGCAGAGCAGAACGCAGACATTGAGAAGCGTCGAGCAAAAGGCATGAGAGAAACACAAGAGAAAAATATAAAAACAAACAAAAAAGAACAGAAAAAAGCAGAAAAACGCCAGAAAGAAATAAATAATAAAACAAAACGGTTACAAGAATTGACCATTGCCGAATTGGACGCTTTAACCACAGAATTCACTACTTCGCGAGGGAAATACGGCGATGGTACAAAGGGGTGGACGCAATATAACGAGGCAATTTTGAGCATTAAGGCCGAGAAAGAGCGAAGGCAGACGGGAGGGACCGACCTCAAAACCGCAGCCGAAATAGAAGCCATGAATGACCGCGCTTATAAGAGAGGAGGGAAAAAAGAGGACTTTGAAAAAATTGATTTCGAGACGATTCAGGGCACTATTGAGGACGGCTTACTGACGAAAGCCGAAATACAATTGCTCGAGAAACAAATGGCTGCAGCAACAAAAGCGCAAAACGAAGTGGCTCAAGAGCTCATTAGAACCGTTGTGGCGCAGGCCTTGAATTCTAAAAAAACCTCCGAGAAAAACAGAACGCGCATTAAGAAACTTCAGAACGAAGGGGCCTTATGAAAACGCACATTTTTACACTTCAAGACCTTCAAAAAATATGCAGCCAGAGCGTCACAATAACCTATAATTGCGACGAGGCCGACACTCTTTCACTCTCTCTTAAGCCGGGGGTTTATGCCGAGGCTGAATTTGAGGCGAACGACAGAATTATTTTGACGAACGACGTTGGTAATGCTGTTGTTTTTTCCGGGACTATAGTCACCGGAAGCTCTCATTCTGTTCAGGGAGGAGCGGGCGAGGATGTGCAGGTAGAAGCCGTTAACGACCTCGGACTGCTCGAGCGCATGGCATATGTCAAAAAAAACAGCGAGGACGAGTTTCTTTTTCCCGGGGTGACGGAGCCGTGGCTTTCTGCGAGTACTTACGCCCATGAGGTTTTTGACAACATGAAAGGATGGGAAGGCTCTCCTCTGACAATGAGATTATTGACGGACGTGGCCGACAAAGTACCAACGCCGGAGGGCAACGGTGCTACTCCGGCAGGCTCGCTGCTTAAAGACGTGTTGACTTGGATTCCCGACGCGGTTTTTGTCTCTCGCTACGGGCCGCTAGGTGGCGAAGACAGTCTTTATTTGGTCAGAAGAAGCGCGTTCTCGCCGCTCGTGTTGCCTAAAAACGCGCCCATTCAAACGGTGGCTCTTACCGCCCGCCCCGACCTCGTTCCGCCCGTGTGCGCGCTTGTGGGCGGCGACACGTACCAATACCCGGCAGGGGTGGACGTGAGAACGCCCGGCGCGTTTATTTTTCCGGTTCCTGTCGACAGAGACGCGGCGAGCAGCCGAGCCGGAGGTTCTCCTAACTCCCAAAAAATGGTAGTGCGAGGGGTTCCTGTTCCTGACAGGATGTCATTTGAGCGCTCGGAGCGAGAGTACCAGTACTCGGCCATTGTAGCCCCGAGTAAAACGTATTCTTTTTTGTCGAGGTTCTTTCCGCAATACAAGCCACTACTCGGAGCCTGCGAGGTGGGCGAGGCGGTAATAAGCGTTGTCTCCAAAGAGGATCTTGAGGCAGAGGCCGCTTTGGAGGCCGAACAGAATGGCGACGAGGATGCGCAGCCTGTCCCGGCAAACTACCAAGACGACCTCTCCGCATGGAATGGTGCGGTTTATGTTTTGACCGAGGGTAGTTTCCCGGCCTCATGCCGCGCAGCTCGCAACCTGAGAGGTCTGCAGTGGAGCCGAGGTTCGGTAACTCTAATGGTCCGGCTTCCTTTCTCAAACCGAAACGAGGTGCCGGAGGAATTAAGAGAGGCTGTTCCGGCATTGTTCCCGGGCAAAGCTCGACATTTTTCAGAGAAAGAGGGTAAATATGTCTCGGCGTGGTTGGTTCGTTTGACCGTCGAGTGTATTTTTACGAACAGGCGGCTCAGAGTGTACGACTCAGCCACAACTCAGCCCTGCACAACCGACGCTTTGTATGACGATGAGCTGGACGACAAACCAACGCCGAGCGATTACCGCGCAGCCATAAAGTCTTATTTTGACGCATGGCACAACGAGGATGGTTCGCCTCGCGTCCCTTTTGAGGGGAGTTTGAGCTTGCTGCACGACGGGTCTTTGACCCCGGGTGAGCTTGCCGGGAGGCCGTTAAAAATTCTCGGCAAACGTCCTGAATGGGAGATTTCTCAGACGACAATAATACGCTCGGTCGTGTGGGATTACGGACAGAGAAAAATAACGCTCGAGGTGGGAACTCGCGCTGTTCTTGGTTTCGAGGAATACCTCGCCCGCAGAATGATTGCAAAAAGCAGCCGAAGAAAAGCAATGCAGAGAATGGTGCTTCCTTTCGACGCGAGTGATGCGGCCAGTAAGAAAAGGCGAGAGGACAGCATGACCGTTTCTCCGAGCGTCAATGCGACAACTAGCGCAGCGACGACAGGCGTCCACCGCAAACCTTTCACTCTTTACTCGGTAACAACGGGAACAGGGGCCGACGCACAGAGCGTTCTCTGGCTCGCCGGGGGAACGCTGCATAAAAATGGACAAACATTCAACGTGCCGGACTCAGACAAGCAAATTGAGAAAGGAGAACCCGGAAATTCGGGTTGGACATTTGGTGCCAAAGTAAAATTAAAATGGGAGACGGACGGCTCAGGCTTACCAACATATAGCATTTACCAAGACTACAAATAATGACAGAAGAAATAATACTGACCGACGAGAACAACGAGGAGGTGCCTTACAGCCCGCCGCTGGCGGACTCCTCAAATGTCAGACCGGGACTCTTGGTAGGAGTGCAGGTGTCCTCTTCCGTAAACGCTCCGTTTATAGACAACGGCGTTCTCTTTCTTCCCGAGGCATCCGCCTCGGGAGGAAGCATAACAAGAGTTGAGTATTCCTCCGGCGTGGAGGAGCCGCAAATAGTCAGCAATACTATTTACCACCCGCTCGCGCAAGCCTCAAATGGGTCGAGAGTCGCGGGCGTAATAACAGGGTTGCGGACTTCCGGCGTTCTCTCACCAGAAATAGTAAACGGAGAAATTTGCATTCCGCTGGAGTCTATAATGAAAGGCGTCGTTGACGCCTCTGGAGGTCATCACCAGTGGGAGAGCATAGCGGGGCCTACAACGGCGGTAGACGTCGCTCATTGGACAGGTTTTTCTCTTGCGGTGTATACCGTAAATGGGTATATGGCATTTTCTTTGCATAATTAA